TTTAAGGTTAATTTAACCCCCAAGACACTACTCTGAAGACCCATAAGGTTATTCAGATCGTGCTCCGTAAGCCAAAAGTTTACGGTGTCGGCAACCAATTGCTGGTTGCCGAGTAGCTCTTGCGAGCTACCTTCGTTCGGGTTTTACGCCGAAAAGTGACGTCTGGAAGACCGGCTAGTAGCCCGAAAGCTACTGACCGAGATCCCCTGAGCGCGACACCCATGAGCCAAGGCTCACGTCCCCACCGCTGAATCCGAACATAGTCGGAAACTGGTGTTGTGACTAACTCCCGCCATGTCCAGGTTGCATCTTTAGGATTAAAGATACATGAAGGACAGGACAGGTGCTCGTCCCCTAACGAATCGATTCCAGAATCAACCTCGCCCCGAAGGGGTCGGAAGAATCTGAACTCGATCGGTATAGAACTCGTAATGAGCTCACGTACCGGGGCGAAGAACTGTGAAGTTCGATCGCTACGCTGCGTTAGGTTAAGGTACTTGAAGAAACATTCGATCTTATCGAATGGAAAATCAAGGGTGAAAGGACGTACGTCCTCACCGTTGAACCAATCCGAGCCGCACGATTCACGAAAAGGACCCTTTAGGAAGGTCTTCTCGACGTTTGTGTCAAAACCGTAATGCTTTAGCATAGCTAAAACCTTACTTGCATATTTCTGACGGATTATGATGTCATCCCCGTAGACTGAAAAGTCCACGCCGGGCTGACCACAACCGCATGATACGCAAATGGCGGCAAACGTAATCGTTTCGACAGGAAAGCAGAACCCATTCCCCATGCTACAGAGCATATTATAGCGAATTTCTTCGCCTTTGTATGAGAGGTAGTGACTGCGTGCTCTATCAAATAGAGACACCCATTCTGGGGGATATAAGTATGCTACAGGGATTCTAGCGTTGCTATTACTAGCGCCGCGCAAATCGATGGTCACAAACCCATTCTCCGAATCGTCGAGTGAGCCCTCACGGGCCATCCGTTGATTCAAGGACTGGTCAGAAAGATCAAGACCCATTTTAAGGAGTTTCCCCCGTAAAACAAGATCAATGCCCTTCTGAACGTATCCATTAAGGAGAGGTTCAGTCGCTATAGACCGGTGGGTCTTAGCTGTTTTCAACACGAAGCCAAGTTTATTGCTGTTCACCATGCTTATACGCGTCAGGTACTTTTCAAAAGCAGCCTGATAATCGTAGCAGACTATACGATGATCACCATAATTCCGAGACTCTAAAAGAGTTTCGAGATAGTGGCAATTATTTAATAGTCCGCCGAAGGCATGGTGGATGACGCCGGGTGTCACGGTCCACTTTTGTTCTTCGGAAAGCTTCCGAATAACGTGAGTGGCATCGCCGTGAACACCTACTGAGGCGCCTTGGCCGAAATCACACTTATTGAAGATAGCTTTATAGCTGGGAGTCGTCCCCAAAAGGGAACGGATCCATGCCATAGCAAGCTTCCCCTCCTTTCTGAATTTATCCCGTGAGGGATCATTCATGAGAAGAGAAAATTTGCGGTTTATCCTTCCACATCTCCTTTCGGATTTGAAGAAGGAGTCCACCGCAGTTTTCTCGGGATCAAGACCGACTAGGTCAGAATCCCAGGGGTACTTCTTTATTAAGAGTGTGAACTGATTCGCCACGAAATGCGACGTGGCATCAGTGTACTGCTGTACCGACAAAGAATCAGCGAGTCGATAAAGCTCCGGCCACTTCTTCTGCCGTAAGGCATCAGAGAGTGGTTGAAGGAACTTATGTTCTCGTTGGCTTTCCAGCAACCGCGCCAAGAATCGAGTATAAAGCTCGAAACTATTGCGGGACAACGTTTCCGACGTCAGTCGGATGCGTTGGAGCTGGCGATGCTCTTTGGAACTCATAACGATTTTCCTTAGAAGAGCTCCTATCCATAAAGGTTAGGAGCATTAGAATGACAATGACTACCATTAGCATGGAAGTCAAGGCTAAAACGAACGTTTTCAAGTCAAGTCGTAATTAGAAAATTACGGTCTGGCTCTTGACGTGCGTTTTGAACGTGGCCGAAGCCAAGAACGCGCCGAAGTCATTCAGCATCGAGTCGATGTCCGCAGATGCAGCACCCACAGGGACCGAAATCGCGATATCCAAAATGGAATCGTGAGCCGGTGTGAGAGCACCCGTCAGCGTGAGCGTACGGGTTAGTTTTGCATCAGTTCGGCCAACTCCGCTCAAGAGAGCAGTCGGTTTCGGAGCAACGCGAGTCAGCTTGATGTAGTCCTTGACGGACAACGTGTTTGCTGGGCCCGCGTAGCCTGCCGAATCCTTCTGCATTGAGTCGGAGGTGTACGTTTTGGCATTGACAGTTAAAGACATTAAGTCTCTTTCAGGTTAGTTGCTGCTCAGGTAAACTGAGCAGAAAAGTTCTGGGTTTTAGCCCAGTCATGGTATGCCTTCTTATCACGGAAGGCACTGTGGTTAGGGGTCGGCCCTAAAAGCCGATTAACTCTAACCAACCTCTGCGCGATCAACGAAGCAGCATCTGCAACTCTCTTGAACTTGTCGAACTTAAAGTCCGTCTCGATCTCGAAGGAAGCAGGGAGCAGCGGTGACCGTGTGGTCGTGACACTGACCACCTGAATAGTCCCTGTTGGGGACGAAGTCAGGGTATAGGCAGTTGGAGACAAATTAGTGACACCAGTTAACACATAAGTGTTAGTGGTTACACGCTCTGTGACCAAACAGTGTCCGATATGTTTCCACCCAAACGTAGGAAGCGAGGCTCCAATATAGCTACTGAAGTTCGCGAACCAATCGGCAACAAAAGAGTAAGAGGTTAACTGCCACGGAAGTAGCAAAAAACCTTTCAACGAGAAACCGAGGTTGTTAGCAAAGCTAACAGAACCCTCGTCCAAGGACATACCACGAACGATAACCGAATCGGTGATCTGGTTTTGCCAGTCACCTTTAAGGATACCAATCGTTGTAGATCCAAGCGTGACGCCACTCTTAGTGAGTTGGCTTTTCGCCCTCGTTGTAACCTCTTTAGTACCGGTCGTTTTGCTCAGGCTAGCTAGAATATTTTGAATATCTGACATAGCCGGGGAAATCCCGTACCTATACATCAGATAACCGCCAGAAACCTCTTTCATGAGTTTTCGAGCGGCATTGCCACTCTCAGCAGCTTTGAGTAAACCTTGTGAAAGGTGCTTAAGCTTGGTGAGAGGGTTTTCAAGAAGTTCTAGCGCTTGTCGATATTCAGCAGCGGATTCCCAGAGATCTGAGTCACCGGCACCAACTTTCGACAAAACTTCCGTGGACACTAGTCTCTGCACACGAGTTACCTCGTCTGTAGAGAGCATAGTCGAGATGGCTGGAAGGGAATTACCCTTAGCATCAGGAGGTACCTTCGGTATGAAACCGACGATAGTAGGACCGGCAGAACGATACTCGGCTTTCCAAAGAGAGCCTGGGGTACCGCACGCATTCGCTACAGAGATGATATTGTATCCAGATCCGACTGTACTTACCGTTATTTCCTCCTTGAACAAATCGTTGAAGAATCTTTCTCCAGCTTTAGTTCTAGAACGGAAACGCGGTACTACGTAATCAACCATACTACGCTTCGTGCCGCCAAGGGCGAAGCCAGTCGTACTGTTGTAGTGCCACGAAGTGTCACTACATGTCGTATGAAAGGCTTCCTCCGTAACTTCACGAGATGTTATTTGGTTGTCAACGCGTACGCGCTTTTCAGGCAAGACCAGAATAGGCCTTGCCGGTCGGGCGCCTTTGTACAGTGCCATGGGAAAATACTCCTGTGGGTTGAAGCAAGAACAGGTATAACAAATACCTGGAAGCTTCAGAATCGCAAGACTTTTACCGATCCCTAGCAATACCGCCAATGGTGCGTAGAGTGTCTCTGATTTCACGAATCTGAGTATCAAGCTCAGATAAAGTGAACGATCGGAGAACGTCACTCGGGATGTTTTCAATATCCTGAGAGTAACGTGCAAGCTGACCAACCAAAGTTATTAATTCGGCACGCCGAATCATTAACATAGTGCTCTGAAAATCGGTTTCCCGATCTTCAGTATCACGTGCCCTAATAGGGGTATGGTTATTGCCA